TCGTCGGGCTGCTCCGATGGTGGCAGATCAACGGCGACCACCTCGTGTTCGGCGCATGAACGGCGGCCCCGTGATCACGCTGCCAGGACTCGCGCTCGTCGTGATCGCGGTCGTGATCGTGATCGCGCTGTTCCACGGCTGGGGCTGACCGATGGCCGCGCTAGATTGCACGCGGGTCGAGCAGTCACAACTTGATCCGCGGGCGCCAATAGGCGCCCGTTTTTTTGGCGGCGACCGCCCGGTGACCCCAGCCGTAAGAGGCGCACACACCCTCGGAGAGATCGGCTGATGCCGGTTGGGTTGAGGGCAGCGACGGCGGGACGCGGCTACGGGGCGCGACATCAGGCGACGCGGCGAGGCCTCGAGCCGTTTGTGCTCGCCGGCGGTGTGAACTGCGCGCGGTGCGGTGAGCCGATCGCGCCGACGGACGAGTGGCATCTGGGGCACACCGATGACCGGTCGGGCTATTCGGGGCCGGAGCATGCGCGGTGCAACACGTCTGCGGGCGCTGTGAAGTCTCATCGGGGCCGGTGGCAGGCGCCGCCGTTGGCTGAGCCGGAGCCAGAACGGGCCGGCGTGACGGCTGATGACCGGCGCTGGCGACGGCCGTGGCTCGAGGAGCTCCTGGACGTGCCGGCGGACGCGGTGTGGCCGCGGTTCATGACGGTGCCGCATCCGCAGGCGACGGGCTCTCTGGGGCCGGAGTTCATCCGGGCGGCGGAGGCGCGCGACGGTCGGCCGTTGCGATGGTGGCAGCGGCTCGTCGCGACCAGGCTGCTCGAGACCGACGTTGACGGCCGGCTGGTGTGGGAGACGCTGCTGCTGACGATGGCGAGGCAGCTAGGGAAATCCTGGTTGCTGCGGGAGCTGTTGTTGTGGCGGATGCATCAGACGGACCTGTTCGGTGAGCCGCAGGACGTGTTGCACACCGGCAAGGATTTGATGGTGTGTAAGGAGGTGATGCGGCCGGCGTTGATCTGGGCGGATAACCGGCCGGAGTACAAGATCAGCCGCGGCGCCGGGCAGATGCAGATCGAGCATGTGGAGGCGCAGTCGAGGTGGCTGCTGCGGGCGAAGTCGTCCGTATACGGCTACAGCGTGTCGGTGGGCGCGGTTGATGAGGCGTGGAAGGTGATGCCGGAGATCATCGACGAGGGGTTGGAGCCGACGATGGTGGAGCGGGAGCAGTCGCAGCTGTGGCTGATCTCGACGGCGCACCGGCAGGCGACCGCCCTGATGCTGGCGAAACGCAAGGCGGCGCTGGACCAGCTCGAGACCGGTGACGGTGATCTGCTGATCGAATGGTCGACCTCGAAGAGCGGCGACCTCGACGACGTGGCCGGGTGGCGGGCCGCGTCGCCGCACTGGACGGCGAAACGGGAACGGCTGATCCGCCGGAAGCTCGAGGCGGCGCTGTCCGGCGAGGGCGATGTCGTCGAGGACGAGGCCGACCCCGTGGAGGCGTTCAGGGCGCAATGGCTGAACCAGTGGCCTGACCGGATCATCCCGATCGGGCCGGGCGAGCAGCTGCTGCCGGCCGGCCTGTGGGCGCACCTGGCCGAACCGGGGGTGCACGGTGACGGGCCGTTGTTCGTGGCGGTCGAGGACGACTACGGCGACGGCGCCGCCGTCGCCGCGGCGGCGGTGTTGGACGACGGCCGGATCGAGGTTGCCGGGTGGACCCGCGATGACTGGGACTCGGCGATCGAAGACGTTGACAGGCTCGGCGGTGTGCGGCGGGTCAGGCTGCTGCTTGTGGGGGCTAGCCTCCTGTCCCGGGTGCCGCCTGGCACGGTGCCGGCGCCGAAGCCCGCCGGCAGCCAGGAGACGCGTTTGGGGCTGCCGCTTCTGCGCGACCTGGCCGCCGGCGAGATCCTCTGCCACGACACCGACACCGACGAGCTCGACCAGGCCGTCAACGCCGCCCAGGTGAAAGAGCTGTCAGCGGGGCTGATGCTCGTCCCGGCCGCGTCGACGCATCTCGTAAAGGCGCTGGTGTGGGCTGTGAACGCGGCGCACCGGCCTGTGCCGATGCCGGCGGTGTACTGATGGGCCTGTTCTCCAGGAGCATTCGGCCGCCGGACGACATCGTTCCGAACCCGAACGACCCGGCCAGCGTGCCGCCGTCGACGGTCGGCCCTGATCAGCTGATGACACCGGGGGATCCGTCCGGGGTGACGTTGGAGGGCGATGACGGATCCTGGGATCCGCCGCGGGTCCGGGCGATGCCGTGGTCGGGGTGGCCGGAGGACTGGTGGACGCCGATCTGGAACAGCGGCGGCATTACGCAGCCGTTGACGGACACGGCGTGGATGTGCGTCGACTTGAACGCGAACCAGCTGTCGTCGATGCCGCCGTATCTGAAGAACGCGGCGCCCACTTTGTCGGCGGACTGGCTGAACAACCCGGACCCGGACTGTTACACGTCGTGGGAGGAGTTCGCGAAGCAGCTGTTCTGGGACTACCAGCTCGGCGAGGCGTTCGTCCTCTCGACCGCCCGGTATTCGACCGGCTGGCCGGCCCGGTTTCATGTGGTGCCGCCGTGGTGGGTTGAGATCACGATGGAAGCCGGGGAGCGGACGTACATGATCGGCGGCCAGGACGTCACCGAGGATCTCCTCCATGTGCGGTATCAGTCGCAGGTTGGGTTCCCGCACGGCCAAGGGCCGTTGGACGCGGGCCGGTACCGGATGGTCGCGGCGCGGATGCTGATCCAGTACGGGATGAAAGTCGCGGCCGGCGGCAGCTTCCCCGCCGGCGTCCTCACCCACCCGGAAGAACTGAGCGCGGATCAGGCGGCGCAGCTGCAGACCGACTGGGTCACCCGCCGGATGTCGACGCTCGGCGAACCGGCGGTGCTGTCCGGCGGAATCACGTTCACGCCGACGCAGATCAACCCGCACGACATGGCGCTCTCGTCGCTGCTCGACCGCGAAGAAGGCCGCATCGCGCATCTCCTCGGTGTCCCCAGCGAGCTCGTCGGGATCCCGACCGGCACCGACCCGATGACGTACAAGAACGTGACGATGTGGTTCGACATGCACTGGCGCTCAGGCCTCCGGCCGAAGGCGCAGCATGTGATGTCGGCCCTGTCGAACTGGGCGTTGCCTAGGGGCACGATGGTGGAGCTGAACCGCGACGAGTACGTCGCCGCGGAACCGTTGGAGCGGGCGCAGACGGCGCAGATCCTGAACTCGATCATCGACCCGACGACCGGCCAGCCCGCCCTGACCGTCCAGGAGATCCGGGACGCGGAACGATTGGACAACAGCACACCTTCCGACGTTGCAAGCGGGGTGCTCAGATGAACGAAGACATGCCGGTTGGCGAGCTCGAATACCGGACAGCGACCCAGGTCGGCGTCGATTTTCCGAACCGCACGATCGAGCTGATCGTGATGCCGTACGACTCCGAGACGGTGGTGGAACACAAGGGCCGGATGGTCAGGGAATCGGTCGCGCCGGGCGCGTTCGACGGGATCGAGCGTCGCGCGAACAGGATCAGAGTCAACCGCGACCATGACGTCACCAGGACGATCGGCCGCGCCGTCGTGTTCCACCCCTCCCGCGACGAGGGGCTGGTCGCCGAGCTCAGGATCGCGCAGACGCCGTTGGGCGACGAAACGCTGACGCTCGCGGACGAGGAGATCCTCGACGCGTCGGCCGGGTTCCTGCCGATGCCGGGCGGCGAATCATGGCCGTCACGGAACGAACGCCGCCTCACGAAACTGTGGCTGGGCCATATCGCGATGACACCCGACCCGGCGTACACGGACGCCCGCGTGTTGGCCGTCAGGAACGCGCAGGAAGCCCGGAGAGGCGAGCGGCCGCCGACACCCAACCTTGACCTTGTCCGGTCGTGGCTGCTTGCGGACAGGTTCGGCAGTGTCTAGCATCACGGCTGCTTAGACGCGGAACTACCAGCCGTTGTAGACCACTGGGTGGGCCGGCTGTTGCGGGGGAAGCGCTCGAGCAAGGGATCCCGTCCCTACTCGCGCAACCCGAAGGAGTCCGCGCAATGGCAAGCAGCACAGACACCATGCTCGCCCGGTACGTCCACGAGATCGAGGAGAAGCAGGCGCTCATCGACGGGATCGTCGAGGCGGCCGAAAACGTCAACGACCCGCGCGACCTGAGCCCGCAGGAGCTCGAGCTCGTCACCCGCGCCCGCGACCGGATCCACGCGGTGAACGAGCTGATGCAGCCGCTCGAGGAGTCGCGTCGCATCTCGGGCGACTCGGCGAAGCGGATCGCGGAGCTCGCGAAATACATGTCCGGCAAGGACAAGCAGCCGACGGAGGTGGAGTACCGGTCGGCGGGCGAGTACGCGATCGACATGTGGCGGGCGAGCCTCGGCAACGACGAGGCCCGCCAGCGGATGGAACTGTGGAACCGGGAGCACCGGGCCGCGTCGCACCAGACGACCTCCGACAACACCGGTCTGCTGCCGACCCCGATCCTCGGGCCGGTCATCAACTTCATCGACGCGGCCCGCCCTGTCGTGTCGGCGCTCGGCCCGAGGCAGCTGCCCGGGACCGGGTTCAGCCGGCCGAAGGTGACGCAGTCGACGAGCGTCGATGTGCAGTCGGCGGAGAAGGCCGAGCTCGTCAGCCAGAAGATGACGATCACGAAGCTGACCGTCACCCCCAGCACGTACGGCGGTTATGTGAACGTCAGCCGTCAGGACATCGACTGGACGCAGCCGCAGGTGATGGACATCGTGATCCAGGACCTCGCGGCGCAGTACGCGATCAAGACGGAGCAGGTCGCCGTGCAGGCGTTCTACACGGCAGGCACCGCCGGCGCCGTCTCGATCCCGGGCACACCCACCAGCGACAACGTCGCGGCGGCGTTCTGGGGTGCGGCCGCGCAGGTGTACACAGCCGTGAAGGGGCAGGGCCGCATCATCGCCGCCGCCAGCCCGGACGTTCTCGGCAGCCTCGGAGGCCTGTTCGCGCCGGTCAACCCGATCGACGCGCAGTCGACCGGCTTCACCGCCGGCGTGTTCGGGCAGGGGATGATGGGCGCGATCGGCGGCATCCCCGTCTACGTCACGAACGGGTTCGGCACCGCGACGAAGCGGCTGATGGTCATGTCGACGGCGGCCGGCGAGATCTACGAGGACCGCATCGGTGCGTTGCAGGTCGTCGAGCCGTCCGTGCTCGGCGTCCAGGTCGCCTACGCCGGCTACTTCGCCGACCTCGTCACCGCCGCCGGCGGGATCGTGAAGGTCACGGTCGCGTGATGGCCGGTGAGCTGTGGGACGCCCCGAACCAGCAGGTCGTCCGGCCCGACGAGTCGGCCCCGTGGGAAGAAGGCGACGGCGGCTCCATGAACGAGCAGCCGAAAGACGAGCTGACGTTGGACGAGATGACGAAAGCGGAGCTGCTCGAGTACGCGCAGGCGCACGGCATCTCCCCGGCGAACCAGGCGATGAGCAAGGAAGACATCCGCGCGTCGATCGACCGGTCGGAGGCGGCCTGACGTGGCGTACGGCACCACAGACGAGCTCCTCCGGCGGCTCAGCATCACCAGCCCGACGGTCGACCAGACCGACCAGGCGCAGCTGTGTCTCGACGGTGCGTCGACCGAGATCAACTGGGACCTCGGCTACACCACCGACCAGGACAGCCCGCTGGCGGAGATCGTCTGCTACGGCCGCGCCCGCGAGCTGTGGAACCTCGGCTACGCCACCTTCGGCGCAGCCTTGCTGGCCAGTGATCTGTTGGCGTATGTCGGGAACGACTCGTGGCGGCGGTGGCATGTGATGCTGCAGCCGCTCCGCCTCCACGAAGGCATCGGATAAGGGGCCGTGTCGGGGCTGCAGGAGATCATGGAAGCGATCGCCGGCAGCCTCGACACGCTCACCGCCACCGTGCCGGGGTTGCAGGTGACGTGGTTCCAGAACGCGTCGCCGACCCCGCCGGCCCTCGACGTGTATCCGGATGCGGCGGCGCCGCCGCAGATCTCGATGAACGGGTGGCGCGACGTGTTCGTGATCCGTGCCCGTGTCACCACCCCGGACGACATCGGGGCGCAACAGGTGCTGCTGTCGATGATGAACGTCGCCGGGCCCGGCAGCGTGATGGCGGCTTTGCGGGCTGACCAGACGTTCGGCGGTGTCGTCGGCGGCAGCGGCGTCATCGAACGGTCGGGGTTCTTCCAGTACCCCGGCGACCTGCTCGGCTGCGAATGGCGGCTGGAGACCGTCCAGTGAGCCGCATCCTCTGGCTCAGCAACGCGCCCTGGGCCGCCTCGGGGTACGGCGAACAGACCGCCCTGTTCACCCGCAGGCTCCGCGACGACGGCCACCAGGTCGCGATCCTGTGCAACTACGGGTTGAACGGCCGCGACACCGTCTGGGACGGCATCGTCTGCTACCCGACCGACAACGTCTGGGGCAACCAGCATCTGGCGACGTTCGTCGACCATTTCCGCGCAGACCTCGTCATCGCGTTGTGTGACGCGTGGGTGCTGCAGCCGAAACTGTGGCCGGACGGGCTCAGGATGGCCCTGTGGGCGCCCGTCGATCACCAGCCGCTCCCGCCGGCCGTGAAAGACGTCCTGGAAGACCGCAGGATCCGTCCTGTGGCCATGTCGCGGTTCGGGGAACGGATGATGCTGGACGCCGACCTCAAACCGCTGTACGTGCCTCACGGCATCGACACCCGGCTGTTCCGGCCGCAGCCCGAGATCAAAGAGGCCGTCCGGGCCGAGCTGGGCATCCCGCCGGACGTGTTCCTCGCCGGTGTCGTCGCCGCGAACGTCGGCAACCCCGAAGTGCACCGGAAAGCGTTCCCGCAGATCTTCCAGGCGTTCGCACAGTTCGCCAAGAAACACGACGACGCCTGGCTGTACACCCACACCGAAGCTGTCCCGAAGACCGGGGCGGGCGGCCTGAACATGCACTGGCTCGCCGAGGACACAGGCTGCCCCACCAGCCGGATCCGCACCCCGGCAGACAAAGCGTGGCACCTCGGGATGCCCGCCCAGTTCGTCGCCTACGTCTACCAGGCATTGGACGTGCTCGTCATGCCCAGCATGGGCGAAGGGTTCGGGATCCCGCTCGTCGAAGCGCAGGCATCCGGGGTGCCGGTGATCGCGTCCGACCATTCCGCCATGACCGAGCTCGCTCAGGCTGGCTGGCTGGTCTCCGGCGAGCCGTGGTACAACGCGGCGCAGCGGGCGTTCTTCACCGTCCCGGCGGTCGCGGCGATCACAGAGGCGCTCGAGGCCGCCTACCAGGCCCGCGACGACCAGGTGATCAGGGACGCCGCCGCCGAGTTCGGCGCCGGCTACGACGCCGACCTGGTGTTCGACACGTACTGGCGGCCCGCGCTTGACGAGCTGCTCGCCGTTCAGCCGCAGAACCGGCAGCAGCGCCGGGCGAAAACGAAGGCGGCGGCGTGAACCGGGCGCTCGTCACGTTCGCCGTCGGCAGCGACTTCGAGCAGCTGCTCGACCTGTCCCTCCCCGGGTTCGCCGACTACGCCGACCGGCACGGCTACGAGCTCGTCGCCGACCCGCCCAGGATGCTGACCAGGCCGCCGTCGTGGGGCAAAATCACCCGCCTCCTCGAGGCTCTCGACGAGTTCGACGAGGTGCTGTGGATCGACTGCGACGTCCTCATCCTCGACCCCGACGTCGACATCGCCGACGACATGGACGCCGACGCGTGGCACGGCATCACCCTCCACCGGACACCGGAAGGCGACGTGCCGTCGTGCGGCGTCTGGTATCTGCGGCAGCCGATGCAGCCCGTCCTCGAGGCGATGTGGCGGCTCGACCGGTACACGTTCCACCCCTGGTGGGAACAAGCCGCCCTCCACGACCTGCTCGGCTACGGCGGCCGGCCCGTCCAGCAGCTGAAACACACCGAGTTGCTCGGCCGCACCTGCTGGCTGCCCGTCGGCTGGAACGCGCTCAGACTCCAGTACCCGCACGCGCCGGAGCAGCCGGCCAGGTTCGTGCATGTCGGCCCTGGCAGCCCGCCTCAGGTGAGGGCCCAGATGATGCGTCAGCTAACCGAGCTCGCAGCGAAAGGAGCATGACCCATGAAATTCCTGCTCAACGATGTGAAGGTCGTGATCAACGGCGTCGACCTGTCCAGCCACGCGTTCAACGTCGACACGCCGTCCGCGAAAACAGAGGTCGACGTGTCCGGGTTCAACCCGAACGGCACCAAGGAATACCTGCCGGGGTTGGCCGACCAGACGATCACGGTGCAGTTCGAAAACGACTTCGCCGCCGCCAGCGTCCACGCCACCCTCAACGCTCTCTACAACTCGGGCAGCGCGTTCCCGATGTTCCTGCAGCCCATCAGCGCCGCTGGAACCAGCGCCACCAACCCGATCTTCGGCGGCTCCGCCAGCCTGTACGCCTACAACGGCCTCTCCGGCGCCCTCGAAGCCCGGTCGGAGACGACGGCGACGTTCCGGCCTGCCCCAGGGTCGCTGTTCGCGTGGGGCACCGTCGCCCCGTAGGCCATGCCGCCGGCTGTCACCGTCACGGGGCTGCGGGAACTGCAGGCCGGATTCGGCCGCGCTGAAACGCAGACGTTCGGCCTGAACACCGGCCTCCGCCACGCCGCCGAGCCGGTCGCCGCCGACGCGGAACGGCTCGCGAGCTCGAGCATCCGCCGGATGCCCAGGTCGCCCAGATGGTCGAGGATGCGGGTCGGTGTCACCCGCACCCTCATCTACGTCGCCCCGAAACAACGCGGAGCGAGAGGACGCGGCAACCCTCGCTCCCGGCCGAACCTCGCGAACCTGCTGATGGACCGCGCCATGCAACCTGCATTGGACAGACACACAGACGAGATCGTCGCGGGCGTCGGCGAGCTTGTCGACCGGATCACCGCCGACTTCAACCGTTAGGACAACCCGATGCCTCAGATCCATGTGAACGGCCGCGACTACGACCTCGTCGCCGTCAACGATTTGACCCTCGACGAAGCGATCGTCCTTTACGACTGGTCGAAGCTGACGCTCGACCGTGTCGCCGACGTCGAAGGGTTCCATCCCGGCCTGATCGCCGGCCTCATCCACATCTCGGTGGCCCGAGGCGAACCCGGCGAACCGGCCGGCAGCATCCGCAAGACGGTCGGCCGGATCCCCGTGTCGGATCTGGAGAAGGTGTTCATGGACGTCAGCGAAGAGGTCGCTGACGATGTGGACCCTCCGACCGCGACCGGGCCGACGTCGCCCAACGACGGTTCTGGCGACGGTTCCGAAGCCACTGGGGAACAGCCCCCGGACTCGACCCCGGCGAACGGTTCTGGCAGCCGTGGCTCGGCCACTGGTGCCACCTCCGACCCTGTGACCTCGGTGTCATGACCCCCTACCAGCTCGACGCCTGCCACAGCTGGGTGACGGAGCAGACCAAGTAGATGGCCCGCAAGCTGATCGTCGAAGTCATCGCCGACGCCGACAACTTCGTCCGTGGCCTGAAAGGCGCCGAGAAAGCGTCGACCCAGTTCGCCGCCGAAGTCACGGTCTCCTCGAAGAAAGTCGTGGACGCTCAGATCGCCGCGAGCGTGAAAACGCAGGCCAGGCTGCGGGAACAGATCACGCTCTACAGGCAGGTGGCCGCGTCCGCGGAACGGGGCAGCGCAGAACAGATCGCCGCCTCCCGGCTCGCGGCGGACGCGCAGAACCGGCTGCAACGCGAGCTCGGACAGACCAGCGTCAGCTACGGCCGCGCAAGCGAGTCGGTCAGCCATTTCGAGCGTGAGTTGTCGAAAAGCGTTCGGGGAGCGCTGTCCGGCACCGGCGTCTTCAAGGGGCTGACCCGGTCGCTGGCGTTCGCGTCCGGCGGATATTTGGCGTTCAGAGGCGTCACGGAGTCGATCCAGAAGACGATCGAGGTTGCGCAGGGCGCCGCCGTCGCGGAACGGTCGCTCGCCACGCAGATGCGCGCAACCGGCGAATCGTTCAAGGACAACCAGGCCAAGATCGAGCAGGCCGAAAACTCGCTCGCGAAATACGGGTTCACGAGCGACGATTCCGCCAAGGCGCTCACGATCCTGGATAGGGCGACCGGGAGCATCACCCGGTCGATGGGGCTGCAGCTCGGCGTCGCCAATCTCGCTCGCGCGAAGAACATCGACCTGGCGGCGGCGGCGGCTGTGGTCGCGAAGGTGTTCGGCGGCCAAGAAACCGCGCTGCGCCGGGCCGTGCCGGGGCTGGACAAGCAGGCGCACGGGCTCGAGCTGATCGCGGAGGCGTACGCGAAGCTCCGCGGCCAGGCCGCCGCAGCGACGACACCGTCCGAGAAGTTCAGCGCTGTCCTGTTCGACACCGAGAAGATCATCGGCACCGCACTGCTGCCGGTCATGAACAAGTACCTGGACTCCGTCTCGAAATGGCTCGACAAGGCCAACAGGACCGGTGAGATCCAACGGGACGCTGCTGCAGGCGTCGGCGTGTTGAAGGACGCGATCTCCGTCTTGAAGACCGCCGTTGACGGCCTGAAGGGCGCGTTCGACGTGCTGAACTCGGTGACCGGGTCGACGAAGGAGTCGCTGAAGCTGCTGCTCGGCGTGCTGGTCGCGTTCAAGACCGCGAAGATCGCGCAAGAGTTCCTTGGCATCGCCGGCGGCGTGAAACAGGTTGGCGCCAACGCTGAGCAGTCGAAGGGGAAGGTGAAGGGGCTACAGGGCGGCCTGACCAACCTGTCTGCGAACCCGTACCGCGCGACGATCGAAATCTACGCGATCTACAAGGGCGCGACAGGTCTCGCCGGGCTTCTTGACAGGGCCGGTCTCGGGAAGGCCGCATACGGGTGGGGTTCGAAGGCGTACGACATCGCGCATTTCCTCCATCTGGCCGGCCCGTCCGGCTCGCCCCCGGAGATCACGCCGATGAACCCGCCCGGCCTCGCCGGCGCCGTCGGCACGCCGGCGCAGGTAGCCGGATCGTTCCCGGGCGGCCCGCCGGGCCTAACCGGGGCGGCTGGTACGCCGCGGCCGGGCGCGTCCGTGGGCCAGCGGAACACGTGGTTCGACCAGATGATCAGCCGGTCACTCGACCGCGTCCAGGACATCCCCACGCTACGCGGCCAGATCAGCCGACTCCGCCAGATCGCCGCGCTCGTCCAGGAACGCATCGCCGCGACGAAGGACGTCACCCGGAAGCTGACGCTGGGCGACACGCTGGTCGGGATCACCCGGCAGATCGCCGGCGACCAGAAACAGGTTGCGCAGAACGCCAAAGACGCCCAGGCCGCGGCGCAGCAGCAGCTGGCGGCGGACAGGCAACGCGCGATCGACGTCGCCGACCTCGCCGTCCAACGGGCGGGTTTGGCCGGCAACACGAACGCGATCCTTGGTTCGTTGCAGCGGGAACGGACGCTGCTCGAGCAGCAGCTGTCGACCGACCGCGGCAACCTCACGTTGCAGCAGAAGCTGCTCGACGTCGAAGGGCAGATCAGGGATCTGCAGAAGCAACGGGCCGACGCCGCGAAACAGGCGAGACAGGACGCGGCGCAGCAGGCGCAGCAGGCTGCGTTGCACGCCGGCCAGGTCGCCATCGCGAGGGCTGGTCTCACGAGCTCGCTGTCGGACGACATCACCGCGCAGCAGAACTATCTGGCGTTGCAGAGGAAACAGCACGCCGACCAGCTCGACATCATCGCGACCCAGAAAACGATCCAGGATCTGCGGCAGCAGCAGCTCGACAGCGCCGCCGCCGCCGCGAAGACCGCGCTCGACACCGCAACGCAGACCGACCAGACGACGCAGCAGGTGCAGCGGGTCGTGTTCAAGTACATGTCCGCGACGGCGCTGGTGAACAGGTTCGGGCAGGGGCTCACCTACGAGCAGAAACACCGGCTCGAGGTCGGGTTGGCGATGACGACACCGACCGGTGCGGCGCCCGGAACACCGCACCTGTTCACGATCCACGGCGGCGTCCACATGCACGGCGTCCAAGACGTCGCAGGGCTCGAAAACCAGATCGCGAAAAGAGCGAAGGCGAGGCCGCAGATCCGGAGGGGCGCCCGTGGCTGACCCCGTCGGGCGCGTCAACGTTGCGTTCGGCCAGTCCAGCCTGCTGTACGACTGCGTCTGGACGAGGCTCGACGACAGCCCGAACCTGGTCACGTCGTACACGATCGACCGTGGCCGCCAGTACGAGCTGGACCGCACCGACACCGGCCGCGCGACCGTCCAGATCGCTGACCGCGACGGCATCTTGGACCCGACGAACCCGGACGGTCCCTACTACGGTGAGATCGAACCGTTGCTGCAGATCGCGTTGGGCCGGTACAACCCCGTCACGGACGAGTGGGTGACGCGGTTCCGTGGGTTCATCGAGGAGATGGACTACACGTTCGACCCGTCGCAGCAGGTCAACATGCTGCAGATCAGCTGCGTCGACCTGTTCGAGATCTTGTCGGCGATCCAGATGACCCCGGGCCCCGACGGGGCACCGGTCTTCGGCGGCGACCCCGCGATCATCGCCCCGGACAGCGTCGGCCAGATCGTGTTCGCGAACGAGAGCATGCAGCTGCGCATCCAGGGTGTTCTCGGCCAGGCCGGCATCGACCCGGACTGGTTCGTCGTGTTCACAGGCAACGTCGAAATGGCCACGTCGACCTATGCGCCCACCGAAAACATCATGACCGTGATTCAAGAAGCAACCGACGCGGAATTTCCGGCCGTGTCGAACGCCTACTGCGAAGGCAGAACCGGCCGCCTCGCCGTCCACGGCCGGTTGGCGAAGTTCGACCCGGCTGGCACCGCCGCCAGCGCCGGCGACGCCGCGTGGGACTGGCACCACTGGCACGCCGGCGACGGCGCAGCCGTCGCCGGCGGGTCAGGTGTCGCGCACATCCGCGAGTTCGCGTTCAACCGCGGTTTGGCGAAAGTCATCAACCAGGCGTACTGCACGCCCGCGTACGAGATCAACACCGACGGCTACCAGATCCCCGCTCGAGAGATCGCGTGGGTCCGCACCGACAACAGCACGTCGCAGGACCAGTACGGGATCCGCGCCTGGTCGGCTGAGAGCCTGCTCACGTTGCGCGGCTGGGAAGGCGGCACCTTTGTCAGCGGCAGCACGTCGGTGGATGAGGTCGGACGGTTCACTGCGTTCTACGGCCACAACTACGCGCAGCCGAAAAACCGGGTTACGACCTGCGGGTTCCGCACCGTCAGTCCCGACGCGCCGCACGCAGCTGCGACGTGGGCGCTGCTGTGCGGCGTTGAGATCGCCGACCTGGTCGACATCACCGTCGGCTCCCCCGGCGGCGGCGGCTTCGACCCCGACACCGACGGGACAGCCGCACAGTTCTTCATCGAAGGCGTCCACGAACAGGTCAACCCGTTGAACCCCGTCTACGACGACGTCACCCTGACCCTCGACCTGTCGTCGCGCGCCTATTTCGACGACCTCACCATGTTCCCGTGATGCCGGACAAGCCTGTCCTTCACCGCAGAGACCATGAGCACGGCGGCGCCGACACCGTCCGCATCCAGTACGAGTCCGTCGGCGGCGCCGGCCCCGGCGGAATCATGTTCGACACCTATCCGCAGGCCGGCCAGTGGCTGTACATCGAAACCGACGGCACCGACACGAGCCCGTCCGGATACGGCATCGAGATCTTCGACACGTCCGGGAACGGCATCGACGTCGGCAGCAACGGCGGCATCACCCTCAAAAACATTACGGACGGCGACATCAGCCTCAACAACACCAGCAGCAGCGGCCGGGTCCTGATCGAAGCGAGCGGCAGCGACGGCGTCGACATCAGCACGTCCGGCGGGCCGATCAGCCTGTCAGCGTCCGGCGACATTTCGGTCACCGCGGCCGGCAACATCATCATGGCCGGGCTGCCGTTCTCCGACCCGCACGTGCTCGGCGCCATCTACGTCGACGTCGCCACCGACCATCTCGTTTACAGCGGCGGATGAACCCGGACGACATCAACGACCGCGTCGCGCTGCTGCTCGGCCGAGCCATCATCCGCGCCGAAAGCCTCCAGGTCGAACGCGACCGCCTCAGCGGCCGGCTCGCCGAGCTCGAGCGTGACCACGCGACCCAGAACGGCAAGCAGCCGGTGGCGCGGTGACCGAGGCTACGAAGTTCTCGAAGATCATCTGGGGCGCTGGGCTCACCGTCACCCCTGACCCCACCAACCCGGCCGTCATCACCGTCGCCGGCGGCGGCGGCACCGGCCCCGCAGGGCCTACAGGCGCCACAGGCGCGACCGGGGCGACCGGCGCCACAGGAGCGACAGGCGCCGCCGGCGCAGACGGAACAGACGGGACGGACGGCGTCGGTGTCCCCGCGGGCGGCACGACAGGGCAGGCGCTCGAGAAAGCCTCGAACACGGATTACGACACGCACTGGGTGACGCCCACCGGCGGGACGGTCGCGCATCTCGACGACGTCGGCGACGTCACCGCCCCGACACCCTCCGACGAGCAGGCGCTGACATGGGACGCCGGCTCCTCATCGTGGGTGCCGAAGCGGCCGGTCCTGTGGATCGACGCGGACGCGAAAGGCGACCTGTTCGCCGCCTCCGCCAACGATGTTGTCGGCCGGCTGCCCGTCGGCTCGAACGGCCAGGTGCTCGCCGCGGATTCGACGCAGACGCTCGGTGTGAAATGGACGACGCTCCCGTCCGGCGGCGTCGTCGCGGACACGATCTGGGACGCGAAAGGAGATCTGGCCGTCGGCACCGGCGCCGACACCGCCTCCAAGCTGACCGTCGGCGCGGACGGCACCATCCTCACCGCCGATTCGACGCAGACGACAGGTGTGAAATGGGCGGCTGCGGCGGGCGGCGGCGGCGCCTGGACGCTGCTGTCGACAACTACGCTGTCGTCGCCCGGCATCATCGACGTGTCGTCGATCAGCGGCAGCTACAACGATCTGATCCTGGTCCTGATCGCCCGCGGCACCAACAGCGCCGCCGGTGAGACCGTCTACCTCAACTTCAACAACGACGGCGCCGGCCACTACTACAACGAACTGATCCAGGCCGCAGCCACGAGCGCCTCAGGCTCCGAGGCGGTCGGGACAACCCAGCCGACCTGCGGCGGCGTCCCCGGAAACGCCGGCCTCGCGAACTCGTTCGGAATCGTGCAGATCGTCGTCCCCGGGTACGCGTCGACGAGCTGGCTGAAGCACTACATGTACGACTCATTCTCGATGGACACCAACCTGTCGACCAACCTGAGGACGATCCGTGGCGGCTGCGCCTGGAACAGCACCGCCGCGATCAACCGCGTCCAGATCGGCGGCCGCAACACCGCAAACCTCGCCACCGGCAGCGTCCTCCGCATCTACGGCCGCACATGACGGCCTGGTACGAGCAGCCGTACAAGGGCGGCCCGATGGTGCCCGTGCCCGGGTTCCCGCGTGAGCTCCACGTCGGCGATCAGGACGGCCCCGACGCCGTCGGCTACAAGCGCACGGTGTGGCGAGCCTGCCGATGGCAAGGACCGGCGTCAAGGTTCGACGACAGTTACAGCAACGCGTTCGCGAACGGCGCCGGCCCGAATGTGATCGACACCGGCATCGCCGGGATCCAACGCCAACAGAACATGCCTGACACCGGTGTCGTCGACGAGAAGACGTTCAACACGCTCAGGTCGATCCGCGTGCCGGACGGGAAGCCTCATGCCGGCGAGATGGCGATGGACGCCACCGCCGCGAACCTGATCGCCGAGGCGTACGCCCGGCATCACGTCGCGGCTGCGCCGAAGGAGACGACCAGGGAACGCGCGCTCGACGGTGCGATCGGCTGGCTCGGCTACACGGAGCAGCCGGCCGGGTCGAACCACACCACGTTCGGGGAGTGGTACGGCGTCGACTATCAGCCGTGGTGTGCGATTTTCGCCACATATCTCTACATGGTCGAAGCGGACGGCTCACCCAGCTTCGCCCGCGGCAGCCGCTACGCCTATGTCCCCTACATCGTCGCTGACGCCGCCCAGCTCCGCTACGGCTTGTCGATCACCACGACACCGATCCCGGGCGACCTGGTCTGTTACGACTGGGAACGGGACGGCACGTTCGACCACGTCGGCCTGTTCGAAGCCGGCACACCCGGGTCATTCACGGCGCTCGAAGGGAACACCTCTGGTGAAGGCAGCAGCGGAAGCCAGAGCAACGGCGGCGAGGTCTGCCGGCGCAACCGCTCGCGCTCGCAGGCTTCCGTCGTGTTCGTTCGAGTAGCGGAGCCCTAGTGACGGCGCAGCCGCTGCTCGCAGTGTGTCTTGGCGCGTTCTCGGGAGGTAGGGCGATGGGCGATCCTAACCTCGTCGCCGAGCCGTGACCGCCGAGCTCGGCGTCGACTTCCGCGTCGTCATCGTGCTCGCGGTCCTGGTCGTGATCGCGCTCGCGCTCGGCTACCGGCTCCTCAACCGCGACCCGACCGTGAGGCGGACGCGGTACGGGTTCTTCGTCGAACGCGACCGCTACGACGAGCCGGACGGGCCGCCGGCCGACACGCCGGAATGCCCCGAACGGCCCGATGACGGCTAGGACGTTGTCCCGCTAATCACGCTGCGGCCACAGTGGTGACACACCGGCGCTCGTAGCTTCACCCGCTTATGGCAGTACGGGCACTTCAGTTTCATCTGCCCCTTTGCCATCAGCCACAGGTGTCCACCGGTCCAACCGAGGAACGTGATCAGGATCGCCGCATGGTTCCCGTGCGTCAGGAAACTGACCAGGATCGCCATTCCGAACGCCGCACCGAAGACGCGCAACATCAGACTTCTTCTCCTTCGTGTCCAGGTTCCACCGGCACGTCGCCGGCGGCCAAGCGTCCACGATACTCCCGGGCCGGGCCGGGCTGGTTCACCCGTTTGGGGGGTTCCGTGGTGGGCTACCGTCCCGTGTTGGCCGGCTGCCGGTGCCTGTCCAGGTTCCCGGCGCCGGCCGTCTACTCGTCGGGATGTTCGCGTTTCCAGGCTCGGACGAGCTCGCCGACGCGCTGGTGGCGGATGCCGGCCCGTTTCGCGATGCCGCGGTGCGTCTCGCCTGAGAGGGCGGCGGCGATGATCAGCTGCTCGAGGCGTTTCCGTTCGCGGGCGATCACAGCCGCTGTCTTCTCGATGTCGTCGAGTTGTTTCTGGGTCATCTTGCGCGCGGCATCATCCTGGCCGGCCGCCCCTTTTGCTGCTGGTTCGTTTCCGGCCAGGATGTTCATGCCGCGCGTTCCCTTTGCCGGATCGGTCACGCCGCATCGTGGACGATCGGACGGGAACGGCTCACCCTGACACACCAACGAAGGTGACAGGAAGTGCCAAGACGTGTCAATTGTTGCAAGGTGCGCGGGAACTCCCCGCAAATTCCGTGAACTTGTCTTTGACAAGATAACGGTGTTTGGCCGAAACTGGCCCTCCTCCGGTCGTGCCGCACACCTCCGTGACCGGCGTTCTGGGAGAGCAGAAGGGCAGGGGCTATGAAACCTTCTCGCGAACACGCGAGCGATGGTCCGTGTGTCGAATCCGGCCAGTCTGACCCGTTCGAGCTGTTGACGATCGACGAGCTCGTCCGGCTGTCGAAACGGTCGCGGCGCACGATCCACCGTGACATCGCCGCCGACCGGCTACGCGTCGTGAAGCTCGGGGCGTCGACGCGGGTGCCGCGGCCGGAAGCGGAGCGGTACCTGTCCGGGTTCACGAACGGGACGGCGTAGACGCTCTATGATCCTGGCCGACAATAGAAATCCCGGCGCCGCTTTGGGGGCGGCCCGGGCTCGGCACAGGAGGTCTCAGCTCCCATGCACACACGATCTTACGGATGTCCTCGAGGACATCATGCGTGACCGGCGGCACCACGAAAGCGCCGCCGCGCAGCAGCTCGCCGACTGGCTCGCATGGCTAGAGCTCGGCGGCAAAGCCGCTACGACACGTGACGCATACGAACGCACCGGCGCAGCGCTGTTGGTGATGTACCCGAACGTTTCGTTCGACGAGTTCACCGACAGCCATCTGCTGCCGTTCCTTCTCGCGTTCCCGGAGAAGTCGAGGCGGATCCGTAAAGCTCATATCGCGTCGTGGTTCCGGTGGGGATTCAAGACACGGCGGATCCCGGCGAACCCGGTTGATCTGCTGCCGGACATCAGGCGGCACGCGGCGAGGATCCCGACGCTGTTCGACGAGGACGAGATCGCGGCGCTCGAAGCGTTGCCGCTGCTGGACGGGCCGCTGATGTGTCTGCTGTTCGAGGGCGGGCTCCGCAAGAAAGAGGCCCGCTGCCTCGACGCTGGACGGTTCGATTTCGACAGCCGGATGATCACGTTGAACAAGGGCACGAAGGGCGACAAGCCGCGGCGGGTCCCGATGATCGCCGTCCCCACACCGGCCGACTCCGAAGGGTTACGGCTCGCGAGTTCGCTCGCGAAACTGACCGTGCTAGAAGGTCTCAACGCGGGCGACCACCTCTGGTACACCCGCGCAGGCGGCGTCCACAGGGTGATCCGCCGGCGGCAGCCGTGCTCCGACACCGCGTTCACCCGTTGGTGGGTCAGGTGTCTCGACGAGGCCCATGTGCCGTACCGGAACATCCACGCGACCCGCCACACGTTCGCGACCCGGTGGCGCCGGTTCGGGCTCGCCAAAGACGACCTGATGGTCGTGATGGGTCACGCGTCGGAAGCGTCGGCCGCGACGTACGACCACACGTCCGTCCATGACGTCGCCGCCAGGATGGCGGCGCTGATGGAAAGAGTCCGCTAGGAATGGCTTGGATACAGGTAGAGAGGCGCCTAGCGGATTCGAACCGCTGTTACCGTCCGGCGGACAGATTCCGCCCTGAGCAGGAGTTATTCGCCTGCAAACCCGTGGTTTCCGGCGGCGGCGCGGCAGGGAGTGTAACCGGCCGCCAGTCTCTTAAGGCGTCTACTGCCCACCGGGCAGGTTCGCGGCCAGTGTGCCCGACGGGCGGGTTGGCGTGAGGTACCGCACCATCGTCGCCGACCCGCCGTGGGAGTACGAGCGTCGCGCGATCGGCGGTGCCGAGTCGGGCACGTTTGGGACATCCGAGCCGTTCCCGTACGGGACGCTCACGGTCGATCGGATCGCAGGTATTCCGGTGCACGACTTTGCCGATCGTGATTCCGTTCTCTGGCTATGGACGACCAACAAGTATTTGCCGGAAAGCTTCGATGTAATGCACGCCTGGGGATTCCGTTATCGTCAAACGCTGGTTTGGGGTAAGAACAATCCGATGCCAGTCGGCTCGGTAGCACCGTCCGCAGCCGAGTTTCTGCTAGTCGGGAAACGCGGCGCGCCGAACGTCTCGTGGACATTTCCGTCGTCGGTGATTGTCACACCACGGCCGCCTATGCGTAGGCATTCGAGCAAGCCGGATTGCTTCATGGATTGGATCGAGGCCGCGAGCCCGGCGCCGCGGCTCGAGCTGTTCGCACGTCGCCAAAGACTCGGGTGGGACACGTGGGGCGACCAGGCGTTAGAACACGTCCAGCTCGGTGAGGCGGCTACGTGATCGTGTCTCGCAAGGCGTCTAACGCCGACTGGGCTGATCCGCCGGGCATCGGCCCGGCCGGACACACGGTAACGGGCGAACCCGTGCATTCGAGGTGCGCGTGACACCGTTCGTCGCCGACACGGACTTCACGCTGTGGCTCGGCGACGTCCGCGACGTCTTGCCGACGTTCGAGACGGGTTCCGTGGATTGTGTGGTGACGTCGCCGCCGTACTGGGGCCTCCGCGACTACGGCGTCGCCGGACAGCTCGGGCTGGAGCACTCGCCGGAGAAGTACGTCGAGAACATCGTCGCGGCGTTCTGGCAGGTACGGCGGGTGCTGTCCGACCACGGGACGCTGTGGCTGAACCTCGGCGACAGCTACGCGACGAATGGCTCGACGAAGTGGGGCGGCAACCGCAACGAGACACGCGAAGCCGGGATGCACGGCTCCTTCAAGGTGACGCCCTCGTCGCTCCGGGAGCGCGCCCGCCCTCGCATCCCGAACAGCCGGCCGGCCGAGCTCAAGCCGAAGGATCTCATCGGGATCCCGTGGCGAGTCGCGTTCGCCTTGCAGGCCGACGGCTGGTGGCTCCGCAGCGACGTCATCTGGGCGAAGCCAAACCCGATGCCGGAGTCGGTGACAGACCGGCCGACGAACGCGCACGAATACGTGTTTCTGCTCAGCAAGTCGCCGCGGTACTGGTTCGACCAGGAGGCCGTCCGAGAGCAAGCGTCGTGGGACCGCTGGTCATCGAAGCAGACGACGCCGAAGCACTCCGAGCACGGCAACAGCCGCTATGCGTCGTTCGGGCGCGAATGGACAGACGAGGAGCTCGAGCGCTACCGGGCTGCCGGCCGCAACGTCCGCGACGTCTGGGAGATCGCGACGCAGCCGTACGCGGAGGCGCACTTCGCGACGTTCCCGGAGGAGCTCGTGCGCCGCTGCATCCTCGCCGGCTGCCCGGAGCTCGTCTGCCGCGTCTGTGGGAAGCCGCGCGAGCGGCTCGTCGACGTCGAGTACGAGAACCCCGGCAACCGCTTGAACAACGGCCAACGCGCGGGCGGGACGCTGTGCAACTCAGGCGTCCGCGTGATGAGCAGCGGCCGGCGGCTCGAGAAGTCGACGTCGACAATCGGCTGGTCGGACTGCGGCCACGGCGACTACCGGCCCGGCCGCGTCCTCGACCCGTTCCTCGGCTCCGGCACCACGGCGCTCGTCGCGCGTCAACAAGGGCGCCACTGCGTCGGCGTCGAACTGTCCGAGCCGTACGGCCAGCTCGCCGCACGCCGGTTACAGCAGCTGTCACTGCTCGCCGAGGCGTCGCCGTGAGCGGCGATCTGGTCGACCGGCTCGTCGCTGCCTGCCACGACGCCGAAGCCGCCGCTGTCGCTTTGAACGACCCGCCTTTGATCGAGCTGAGCGTCATCGCAGGCCTCGCGATCCAGCTGTACGCCGATCGCGTGATCGAGCTCGAGCAGGACAGGTTGGCGGACGAGATGGAGGCGGAGTGGTACGACGGCGCCGAGGCCGTCGCATGACAGCCGTGCTGCTCGGCCTGCTCGTCGCCGGCGCAGCCACCCTGACCGCATTCACGGTCGTCTGGGGCCGCTGGCATGTCCGTGACAGACGCCGCCGCAGACGCCGGCTGGATGAGCGTGCGGAACGGCGGGACGAGCTGGACAGGGCTATGCGCAGGCTGCGGATGCGCGTCCGGCAGGTCGAACCGTGACCGTGGCAAGGCCCGTCCAGGCTTGGCGCGGCAGGGCGCGGCAGGGCCCGGCGCGCCGCGGCTCGGCATGGCTCCCCTACTCGAAGGCGCGGCGGTCGGCATGGCACGGCTGGTCGCGGCTAGGTCAGGCTCGGCAGGGCTCCGGCATGGCGTGGCATGGCTCCCTTACCCATGGCCAGGCCGGGCGCGGCATGGCGTGGCGCGTCTGGGCGAGGCTGGGCCTGGCAGGGCTCCCCTTCACCTCGCGTGGCTCGGCCGGTCCTGGTGCGGCGTGGCACGGCTTAGGCTCGGCCCGGCACGGCATGGCCGGGCTCCCCTACTTCAGGGCTCGGCAGGGCTCCCCTTGCTCGTGGCAAGGCACGGCGTGGCTCAGGCGGGGCTCGGCATGGCATGGGCGAGGCCCTGGCCTGGCGGGGCCAGGCGCGGCTGGGCGCGGCGAGTCAGGTCCGGGCTTGGCTGGGCGCGGCTTCTTCTCCCCTTTTCGGGCCAACGGCCCGGATGCACGTCCTCTCAACCAGACATGAAGGGAGCACAGGTGAAACTCGTACTCAGAGCAGACGGACGCGCCGAGGTTGGCGGGTCGCCGTTGATCTGCCACAACGAACGGCTGGCTGATCCGCTGGACCCGTTCACGCGGGCGATCCAGACGATCGCGAAGAAACGGTCGAAGCAGGAGGCCGACCATTTGGAGATCGGCCACCTGGAGTGTCTTGGCGGGCTGTATACGGACCCGCCGATCGAAACGCCCGACGATGAGGATGGTCAAACGATCGGTGTTCCGGCCTGGAACGTTATCCGCTGCCTCCAGGACGGCGCGGTCCGGCAACGCAAAGGCAAAGACGTGTTGCGGGGCGTGCATCCGTTGGACACGTTCTGCCAACTCAGCTACCCGGGCCCGCAGGACGCCGAAGGGATGTGGCGGGAGAAGCTGTGGCTCCGCAAGACCGTCGGGGTGCAACGCGCCCGGACGATGCGTACACGGCCGATGTTCACGGAGTGGACGTTCGAGCTGCCGATCGAAGCCGACGAGGTGCTGTGGGATCTGGACAAGCTGCAGCAGGCGTGGGCCGACGCGGGCCGGTTCGAAGGGCTCGGCGAGATGAGGCCGATCTACGGCCGGTTCCTCGGCACCATCGACGCCGCCGTCGCGAAGAAGGCCGAGAAGGCCGAGAAGGTGGCGGCATGACCGTCTGCGCCGACAGCGAAACGGTCGCCGGCAGGATCGCGAGGGCGACGAGCATCATCCGTGTCCGCCGCGAAACCGCCGCCCGCAACCAGCGGCTCGGCGGGACGCCGGAGGAGCTGCTCGAACGGTTCCGGTGCGCCACGAAGCCGCTGCTCGAACTGCTCGAGCAGGTGGAGGCCGAGCTCGGGTGACCTGGTTGGCCCCCTGGGCTTGGCAGGGCTTCCCTCCACCCAGGGGGCATGGCCGGGCTTGTCCCGGCGCGGCACGGAACGGCTGGGCAAGGCGTCCCTTCACCCGGCTCGGCTTGGCACGGCGCGGCGAGGCTTGGCACGGCGCGGCCGGTCTGGGCATGGCTCGGCGGGGCTTCCCTTCTCCCGGCTCGGTCGGCTTGGCCGGACTGGGCTGGGCGTGGCATGTCAAGGCTCCCCTTCGCCCGGCAGTGCACGGCCCGGGCCTGGCATGTCTCGGCGCGGCTCGGCCGGTCTGGGCGCGGCTCGGCAGTGCTTGGCAAGGCTCCCCATGGCGAGATAGGGCGTGGCTTGGCCCGGCTCGGCCGGGCGGGTCTCGACCCGGCACGGCTTCCCTGCTCGCGGCTTGGCTGGGCGCCGCGGGGCGTGGCGCGGCCGGGCTGGGCGAGGCACGGCGGGCCGGGGCGAGGCTGGGCTTGGCTCCCCTCATCGTCCGGCGCCGCACGGCGGCCGCGTTGTTCGTCGCCTATGTCGTCGCGCTCGCCATCGCCGCGACACGCAGCCTCGCCGGCGGCTACGACGCCGGCTCTCTCATCCAAGCGTTCACTTGCATCCACCGCAGCGAAGCCAGCTGGGACGCGAACACCGGGAACGGCTACTACGGCGGCCTGCAAATGGACATGAGCTTCCAGCGCACCTACGGCCGCGAGTTCCTCCAGGCGTTCGGAACCGCCGACCGGTGGCCGCCCGCCGTCCAGTTGACGGTCGCGATCAGGGCGTATCTGTCTGGTCGCGGTTATGAGCCGTGGCCGAACACCGCGAGGCTGTGCGGGCTGCGGTGAAGAAGGCGATCAGGCCGCACGACCGCGTGACGACACCCGACGGGCCCGGCCGGGTGCTTGCGATCGACCAGGGATCAACCGTTGTGGCCCGCAAAGCCCTGCCGTATGTGTGGGCGATTGTTGCGCTCGACAGCGGCGGCCGGAAACCGTATCCGCCCGAGCAGATCGACAGGCTAATCGAGAAGGAGAATGAGGATGGCTGAACAGGCCGAGGCGCAGCTCGTCGAGGACGTGCAGGCGGTCAGGTCGGACAAGCAGGCCGCTCTGCATTCCGCGCTTGCGCGTGCGCAGGCGGCGTTCCCGCCGATCGACCGGAACCGCAGCCAGGAGAAGCCGTACCGGTTCTCGTGGGCGTCATGGGATCACGTGCTCGAACTGCTTCGCGCGCCGCTCGCCGACAACGGGCTCGCGTTCACGCAGCCATTCGACGTCGACGAGGGGATGCTGATCCTCCGGACGCTTCTCGTCCACGCCGACGGCGGTGTTCTCGAGAGCCGGATCCCGTTGAACACCTCAGGGCTGACCGACCAGCAGAAGGGCAGCCACATCACCTACATGAAACGGTACGCCGGCTGCGCGCTGCTCGGTGTCGCTGCGGAAGAAGACGATGACGGCACCGCCGCCGGCAACGCGGCCGCCGAGGAGCCTCAGGCGAAACCGGCGGCTAACAGGTCGACGCTGACGAAGCCGCAGTTCGACAAGATCGGCAAGACGATCCGGCAGCTCGACGAGAACACCGTCCCGTTCCCAGAAGAACTGAAAACGTCGGAGAGCTGGGTTGATGCGTTGAAGACGCTGCTGACGACCCGGTATCAGGTCGAGAGCCGCAAGGAGTTGACGCGGGATCAGGCGAACGACCTGCTCGGCTGGCTTGAGGCGATGGACGTTCCGTTCTGACCGGTGAGCCCGGATGAGGCCGCCGCTCGCCGTTCACGTCTTCTCGCCGCTGTCGGTCCGATCGCGATCTTCACGTATGAGCCGGGCCGGCTGATGACCGCCGACGAGTACATCGAGCCGATCCTCAGGACACTCGACTATCTCGAACGCATCAACGGCCGGTGAGGGGCTGGATCAAGCTCGACGACGCGATGCCTGAGCATCCGAAGATCACGGTGCTCACGGCGCAGGCGTTCCGGGCGTACGTCTCGTCGATCGCCTACGCGAACCGCAACCTCACTGACGGCTTCGTTCCGGCTCGCGTCGCGTTCGGCCTCTGCGACGACGCCGACCGGGCAGAGCCGCTTCAGGTCGAACAGGAGCTCGTCGACGCCGCCCTCTGGGAACCCAAGGCCGACGGCTACGTCGTCCACGACTACCTCGCCTACCAACGCTCCAAAGCAGACATTCTCGAGCTGGCCAGGGTGCGCAGCGAAGCAGGCCGAAAAGGCGGCCAAGCAAACGCTTCAAAACCCAGTGTTCAAGCCGAAAGTAAGCAAGTGCTCAAGCAAAACGCAAGCAAAAGCCAAGCAGAACTAGAACTTAAAGATCAAAAACCGCGCGCGCGCGCGCGAGGCAAAAGCTCAGAACCACGGCCCAACGCCGGCGCCTACCAGCAACACGCCCCCAGCCAAACAGCCCCGATCGACGCCAACGCAGGGCTCGAGCTCGCACGGCGCCTCGCCGGCAAACCATCCGCATGACCGCCGGCAGAAGACATCCACCCCAACACGTATCGTCGCGGGTCCAGCACCCGTGCTAAGCACGGGTGACTGCGAAACGCCGCAGCGACGGCCACCTGTCGCAGGGTGGCCGTCGTATCTCCACACGCCTATACTCACGTCGCGGCCGGGCAGTCACCTTCGCCTTCGCGGGCAACCGACAGGAGGCGACCGCATGCAGCCTTTCGAAACACCGGAGCCGACCGAGCCGCAGCCCGACCCGGAGCCCGCTCCGGACGACGGCGGCGACGGCGACGAGTAGCCCGATATGCCGCAGCCGGAATGGGCAGGCCGCAACCAACCGCCCCCAGGCCAAAGCGGCGGCGGCCCTATGACGCTCACCGACCTCACCGATGTCACCGGCACACCCGGCCCCAACAAAGCACCCGTCTACGACGCAAACACCGGCGTCGCGCCCCTCACCGTCGTCCCCACCCAAGCCGACCTCGACGCCATCCTCGACCAGGTCGTCTGGCACAAAGTCCACGACATCACCACAAGCCCGTGGCAACCGTCGAACCCCAACGCGGTGCTGACACCCGACGGCGTCACGTTCGGCCCGTACGCGGACGGCGCGTCGGACGGCAGCTCGCTCCGCTACCTAGGTCTCAACGGACAGCCGTTCACGGCCGTCACGAACCTCGCCTACAACATCCGCTACCGCAGCGACGACGAACAGGCGACACAGGGCCACGCCCCGTACTGCCGCGTCTTCACCACCGACAGCAACGGCGACCAACACGACGCCGTCTTCACGCCAGGCTCGCAGATCTACCAGGGCCTCGGACCAGGACCGATGCAAGAGTTCGTCGCAACAGCAGGCATGTGGCGGTGGGACGACGACTCAGGAACCGGCGGTGTCCCACTCACCGACCTTCAAGCCCAGTACGGCGACCAACTGATCGTCAAGATCACCATCACCGTCGGCTTCACCGCCGGCGTCAACCTCGTCGGGCTGCTCCGATGGTGGCAGATCAACGGCGACCACCTCGTGTTCGGCGCATGAACGGCGGCCCCGTGATCACGCTGCCAGGACTCGCGCTCGTCGTGATCGCGGTCGTGATCGTGATCGCG